AATAGGGGAAATCCATCTGGCAGTGACATACAAAAAAAAAGTACAATGTGTCACTATAAAAGGAAAGAGCCAAGTATCTTAGCCATTGGAACAGCATAAGGAGCTATTCTCTTTCCAACCTCGTAAACTTGTTCACCCTTTTTAACAAGATTACGAAGAAAATTACGTATATCCTCTAAGTGTAAAGGATTCTCCATTATACGTGGTATACCCCTCAATGCAACAGAAGCGGAGGCGATCTGATTAGGTGCAACAACACTATAATCACGACCAATATAAGATTTATATGTTTTAGCCTCAACTACCAAACACACTCGAAGACGTAAAATTGCATTTGTGGGATTTTTGACTGTTCCGGCGAAGACAACAGAGGGAAGATCACCAGTCGGAGTATTATCGTAATTGGCATCACGAAAATACATATCTTTGTCATCAGTAGGCTTCCAAAAGGAATAAGCACCCATAGTGAGTGGACGCTCATAGGAATCAGGTAAACTAGATATAGATGCATAATCATTAAAACCTAGTGTACCAGGATTCTCTCCACCACTCATGATACGACCGGTAATATTTCCACCATTGTACAAAGTATCACCTTCATAAGTCATAAGAACCGACATAGCAACTACTCGATATTCCTCATATATTGGAGAAGAATCCTTAACACCTGCTATATCATCATAATCAGGCACAGAATAATATTCAATAATGCTAGCATCACTGGTTGAAGTAGGAGTTAGGACAACACTAAAATTAATAGTTGTAATGTAATTAACTTTATTAGTGCCACCTCCGAGAGCAGAAAACCGGAGATGCTTAACACCATTAGGTATCGCCATAGTAGAAGTAGTGCTTGTTGTCATAGGAGTCTGAGCCACATCATCGAAGAAAGGAATAATAGAGGAAGTTCCTGTCTGAGTCCAATCGACGGTGAGTGTGGCAGTAGACGAGAACAATGGCAACAAGTCATCACCATCTGGCGCATTTTTGAATGTTATTAGTGCATTGGATGGATCATATCCAACAAACTTAGCATTAGAGAGAGGTACTGTTGTACCAGAATTAATAGGTAAACCAGTAACATTACTTCCTCTTGCATAGTTATTAGCAGATTTAAATTCTATAGCAGCTTGCAAAGGGGTAGCAGCACCCATTGCAACAGTATTAAACAACGTAGGGTTGACCCATACGTAATAATTGCCATTAGCATCCCAAGTAACATCTTGATTAATAACAAATTTAGCAACAGTTGTTTTGTCGCCAAAAGAATCAGGGTAAGAAGATTGATACTGCTCAGGATTCAGAAGACACCGCAAATAATCATTAGGTTCAGAAACTTGTTTCAAAGCTCTTGAGCCATAATCCTTTGCTAGTGCCTTCATGACTTTGTTAGCATTAGCTAACACAGGCTTAGGCATAGGATTAAGAACTTGGCTATTCTTTTTATTAAGGCGCTTCTTCGCAGCCTTCGATTGCGGATTTTGAGGGTTCATTATTAATTATTACAAAATTTAATAAAGATTGATTAAAAATATTATTATTTTTATTTAAAACCCGGGGACGGGCGACCCTTTGATAACCTCTCCAAAATCCGACAACCTCAGAATGTGATGGTATCGATTTAAACCAATCAACATCAACGAGATAATGAACATCATTTGGCAAAGAGACATTTTTTGATATAGACAAAAGACTGAAACAATAGGCTCTAACAAAATCAAACAAAGGCCTATCGAAACAAACATTTATCATCAAACTAATGGCTCTACCCAATCTAATATCAGGAGCATAATGGCGTTCCATATAAAGGAGAGACGAAAGACACTTATCTCTCGGATATATGGGGCATAGCTTACCCTGTATACTACGATATGTGGGCCCCAAGAATGTATGTTCTTCTACATCGGTGGTGACTAGATCCTTTTCAGCTGATAGCGTAATGCCAAACAATGCATAGATCTTAGCTCTGCATGTATAATCAGCATACAAAGAATACTCTTTGGGTATAGACCACAAATTATCATCGGCATAAAGATCAATAAAGACTCTATGACGATCATCATATAATGATCTATTGAATAAAACTCTCCAAATATAACACTGAATAAAAGTGTGAATAACACAATT